GCGGTGACGGACGAGTTGCGCATCAACATCAAGGCGATTGCCGAGTCCAACGGCGGCAAGCTGGACCGGATGGAGGAGCGGCTGCGGGACATAGACGGGTGCGTCAAGCGGCTGGAGCGGCTCTTGCCCACAGGGGAGCGGGCCAGCCTCAAGCCGGTGGACAACGGGGGTGCCTGATTGAAAAAGAACATCCTTTTCGCGGTCGTGTTCGTCCTGGGCTGCCTCTTGGCGGCCTTCGTGGAATCGGGGGCACTCTAGATGAGCGACCTCATCCGCAGCCTGATTGAGTCCCGGCTTCCATCGGACGCGATTGCCGGTCAGGGCGACTATCTCTACGGCCAGAGCGTTGCCGGGCTTGCCGCCAAGCAGGACGGCGAGGTGGATGACGAGAACAGCCCGGTAATCAAGCTCCAGAAGATGGCCTACGGTATGCGTCCCAACCCGGCAGTCAACCAACTCCAACTGGACCGCTGACATGGATGCTCAAGAGATAGTTGACAACGATAGTGCCTACATTCAGGAGAGGGCCTGCGAGGCTTGCGGGCGGGTGATGCCGCTGTCCGAGCGTCACTTCCCCAGGCGACCGGGCACCCAGTTCTCCTTCCAGCACGTTTGCAAGTCCTGCATCCGGGCCCAGCGGGCCAAGCAGAAGCTGGAGAGGGCCGAGCGGCGGGCCACCGAAGCCTTCCTCAAGAGCAAGGCGGTGAAGGACGGTGGCTCGAACATCCCCCATGTCAGCGAGCTTTTGGAGTCGGTCTACACGCTGTTTGGTGGCGTGAACGGTCTGGCGAACCAGATGGCCCTGACCTATCACGCTGCCCCTCCCGGCGGTCGAATCCGCACCTCCATTCTGGAGTCCATCGTGCGGCTGACTACCAAGGCTGCCGAGAGCGGCGCGACCCAGAAGCCTGTCAGCCTGATGACCGATGACGAGCTTGAGCAGAAGCTGGCCCTGAAGCTCCAGACCGCCGCCGACGCCCACAAGAACCTGTCCTATCTCCAAGACAACGCAGTCGAGATTCCGGCTGGCTTGATGGGCATGGGGCAAGCCCTGACTGAAGAAGACATTTCCCAGGCCATGTCCATGAGGGCATTGGTGGAGAACCCCGGTGTCCAACCCTCTTGATCGGCTGACGCAGCACGCTCGCCAGGAGTTGCTCGACCTCCAGCGGGAGCTTGCCTCCCGCCAGCTTGAGTCTGTTCGCCTCTACCGCCCTAACGCCAACCAGAAGCCGATCCATGACTGCATGGCATCGGAGATTGTTGTCCTGGGCGGCAACCGGAGCGGCAAGACAACCTGCGCCCTCATGGAGATTGCCATGGCGGTGACGGGGACTCACCCTGTTCCCGGCAAGTACCCCAAGGAAAACGGCACCCTGGTGGTGGTTGGGGCCGATTGGCGTCACATCGGCATGGTGGTCTATAGGGGCCTGTTCAAGGCTGGGGCCTTCAAGATCATTCGGGACGCCAACACGAACGAGTGGCGGGCCTTCGATCCCGTGGGGGACAAGGGCCGAGAGGCTGAAACCAAGCCCGCGCCGCCCCTCATTCCCCCGAGAATGGTCAAGCAGTGCAGCTACGTCCTCAAGTCGGCGGGATACATCAACTCCTGCGAACTGACCAACGGCTGGCAGATTTACTTCTTTTCGAGCGAGGGCGAACCGCCGCAGGGCTACCGTGCCAACATTGCCTGGATTGACGAGGACTTGTCAAACGAGAGTACCTGGGTGGCGGAACTCCAGGCCCGCCTTGCGGACTACAAGGGGCGGCTGATTTGGTCGGCTACCCCGCACTCCCGCAACGACGCTCTTTTCGGGCTGTGCGAGCGGGCGGACAAGGCGGCGGAACAGGGGCTGAGTCACATCCAGAAGTTCACGCTCCGGTTCCTCGACAACGAACACATCTCGAAGGAAGCCCGTGCCCTGGCGGTCGAGCAGTGGGCAGCCCAGGGCGAGGAAGTCCTGCGGATGAGAGCCGAGGGCGAGTTTACTTTCGACTCTGTTCTGATGTACGGCAACTTCAACATGGGCATCCACGGCTTCGACCGTGCGAACCTGCCCAACGGGGTGGTGCCTGACGATTGGTGCCGATACGCGGCCATCGACCCTGGTCATGCCATCTGTGCCGTCCTGTTCGCGGCGGTCCCCCCCACAAACGACTTTGTGCTGCTATACGACGAACTGTACATCCCCAACTGTTCCGCCCTGGTTTTCGGGGAGCAGTTCCACAACAAGGTGAAGGGGCAGCCGCAGTTCCAGGCTTTCTATATCGACTCGCACGGTGCCCGCCTGACGGACATCGGCGGCGGTCGGTCCCCGGGCCAACAGTATTCGGAGCAGCTTGAGATTCTGGGTGTCCGCTCCCGCACGACGGGATCGTCATTCGTTCCCGGCTCCGATGACATCATGGCTGGCATCGAGAGTGTGCGAAACGCCATGCACATTCGCCCCTCTGGGACGCCACGGCTCCGGGTTCTCAATGGGGCCATGCCCAACTTCATTCGGGAAATCAAAAGGTACAAGCGGCAATCCCAGGTAGTTGGCGGCCAGTCGATTGTGCTGGACAAGCCGCATCCCAGGTCTGTCAGCCACCTCTTGGACTGCATGAGGTACTTGATGGCGGCGGACATCCGCTACCACAAACCAGAGCAGACTTCAGACAAGCCCTGGTGGTGGGAGATGGTGCAGCGGCGCAGGAAGCAGCAGGGCCAACAGGACAGCGTGGTCTACCTAGCCCCCGCCAGTTACACCTCTGAAATCTACGTCTGAACGATTGCCCGGTTTTGGGGCGGCGATACGTTACGTCCGACCCTTCAGGAGGCAACCATGTCCAGCTATCAGATGCCCTCAGTGGCAATCGGTGATCTTGTTTTGTGGCATCACGATCCGGCGGGCGCTGAAGAAGGTGCCCTTGGGTGGGTGATTGAGAAGCCGGGCCGGGAGACGCTCTCGATCCTTGTGTTCTCCCAGTCCGCCGGATTCGTGGAGAAGAAGTCCGTTCGCCACAAGGACGATCCTTTCTGGCGTGAGTCCGAGATGGCCGCCAACTGGCAGCAGTGGGGCTGTTGGACCGCCCATTCAGCGACCGCGCTTATGAAAGAACTCAAGCCTTTGCTGACCAAGCTCAAGCTGGACGCTGCCCGTGGGGATGACGCTCCTCGTCGTGGGCCGGGCCGCCCGAAGAAGGACGATTCGGTCGAGACGCGAGAGGAGGTGGTCGAATGAGCCGCTTCTTTATCATCGCCCTCATCCTGTGCTTCGCCCAGCCTGCCTACGCCCGGCCTCGCCGCACCTACCAGCAAGGCCAGCCAATCCAGAACGTGGCGCGGGCCATGGTGAACACCGCCCAGGGGGTTGCAGAAACCTGTGCCCAGGCGGGCAGGCTGTTCCATCCGGGCGGGAACGGCAGCTTGATGGAAGGGGTAGGCATGGCATCTACCCCTGAAGCCGCGATCCGCAACTGTTGCTACTACGGCCAGATTCAGGTTGTGGATCAGGGGGTGTCCCAGGGCTCAAACGGGATGTGGTATGCCTGCATCCGGGGGAGGTGAGCGTGATTCAGGTTGACCCACAGTACGGCTGGGTTCTGAAACGATGGCGGTGGGAGGTGTACGAGGATGGCTACGCCCGCGCTTGGATTGACGGCGGAAATGCAAAGTTGCATTCATATCTCTGGAAGCTGGAGTTTCGACGTACTCCTCGAATGATCGACCACATCAACGAGGACAAGGCTGATTGCCGCATTTGCAACCTGCGGCCAGCCAACAAGCGATTGAACACCATCAACACTTCGCACCGCAGGAAAGCATCTAACCTTCCTAGAGGGGTGACCTTCAACGAAAGCTGTCGCAGGCCCTTCGTAGCGGCTATTCGGGGCTACGGGCACAGAAAGCACTTGGGGTGCTTCTTCACCGCCGAAGAGGCAAGCCGAGCCTACGAAGAAGCGCGGCAGATGGTCATTGAGTTTGAGTCCCTGAAGGCCAGTGTGTAATGGACATCAACAACCTCGACCCAGAACTGCCCATGTCTTCTGGTGACCCGTCTGTCTTGGCGGACCCGCCGCCAGACATCGTCACCCAGCAACAGGTCGAGGAAGCCCTGCGCGCTGTTTCAACCGGCTGGCTGAAGAAGCTCGAATCAGCCCAGAAGCACAAGCGCCCCTTCGCGGAGGATGCGAAAGAGGCCATGCTTTTCTTCGACGGTGGGGCGAACTGGTTCTGGCGGGAGGGGGCCGCCAGCGCCTACTCCAAGATCGCGCCCCCCAGCTTCCGCATGACTGTGAACCGCACGTTCGAGGCGGTGAAGCTCATCGGCAGCGTGATCTACGCCCGGAACCCGGTTCGCACGGTCACCCCCAAGAAGTTCCCGCCTGTTCCCCCGCAGGCCATGGGGATCGACCCGAGCCAGCCGCCCCAGATGGACCCGGCCACTGGGCAGCCGATGATGGACCCGATGGTCGATCAGTACCTCCAGGCCAGCCAACAGATCGGCATGGTCGAGGAGCAGCGGTCTACGTTCAGCAAGATCATCGAAACCTACTTGAACTACACCCCGGTCCAGTTGAACCTCAAGGAACACACCCGCCGGGTTGTGGACGAGGGGATCATCAAGGGCATGGGTGTGTGGTGGACCGAGCTTATCGAGATGGGCGGCGATGACGGCCCGCCGGTCGCTCTGATTGGCTCGTTTGCCGACACCGTGGACAATCTCCTGTTCGACCCGGATGCGGACGAGCAGGAGGACATCCTGTGGTGTGCCCGCAGATGCGTTCACCCGCTCTCCGAGGTGGCCGAGAAGTACGGCCTCTCCCGGGAAGACCTGAAGGGGCACCTCGAATCCTACGAGTCTCGCTCCCAGGAAGAGGATCGTGGCTACAAGTTCAAGAAACGCAACGGCAAAACCAACGACCTGATCTGCTACTGGAAGATTTGGTCGAAGACCGGGTTTGGTCACTCGCTCAAGGGCTCCCCCAAGGAGTTTGCGACAACCTTCGATTCGCTGGGCAAGAACTGCTACATCGTCGTGGCAGAGGGGGTGCCGTACCCCCTGAATGTCCCGAAGTCTGTTGCCATGGAGGAGCCTGACGAGACGGGGCTTCCCAATAGTCTGTTCACCCGCACGCGCTGGCCGATCCCGTTCTACGCCGACCACAACGGCTGGCCGTTCGTGCCCTTCCAGTGCCACCGCAAGCCGGGCTATTCGTGGCCGATCAGCCACATGAAACCGGGACTGCCGGAACTCAAGTTCCTGAACTGGGCCCTCTCCTTCCTTGCCACCCGCGTGATGGTCAGCAGCAAGACCATGGTGGGCGTGAGCAAGGCCGCCGGGGATGACATCAAGGATCAAATCCTCAAGCATGAGGAATCCGGGTTCTCCCTCATTGAGTTGTCCGAAACACTGGGCCGGTCGGTCACCGACATCATCTCCATCTTCCAGTTGCCGCAGGTCACGCCGGAACTCTGGCAGATAGTGCAAGCGGTTTCGGAGATGTTCGATAAGAGGGTGGGCCTGACAGAGTTGACGTATGGGCTCACCAGGGCCCAGTTTAGGAGTGCGGCAGAGGCCCAGGTGAAGTCGGAGCAGATTTCTGTCCGCCCCGATGACATGGCGAACGTCCTCGAAGATGCCATGTCCCTCCTGGCCCGCCGTGAAGCTCTGGCCGCGCGGTGGCTGTTGGAGGAGCAGGACGTTATTCCCGTCCTTGGTCCGCTTGGTGCTGCCGTCTGGAAGCAGATGCAGGACAGCACAACGCTGGGCCAGCTTGCCCTCAACTACGAGTACCGGATCGAGAGCGGCTCCGCGCGGAAGCCCAACAAGGCGGGCCGCATCGAGGCCCTCCAGATTGCCCTCCAGACGCTGGGGCCGATCCTCCAGCCGATTGCGATGCAGGGTCAGGTTGGGCCGCTCAACGCGCTCCTCAAGGACTACTGCGAGGCCATCGACGTTGACTACACCCCGTACATGATTCCCGAACCGCCGCCCCCGCCGCCCCCGTCACCCGAAGGAGCCGACCCCGCCTCCCCGGCCCCAGAGGGTGACGGGGCGGCACCTCCTCCTGAACCGCCGATGCAACCGCCGCAGGAGCTTCAGCCGTGAGCGACCTAATCCGCGCCCTGATGGCTGGGGTGCCGATTGCTCAAGAGGAAGACCCCGGCGGCGCGTGGGAGAAAGCCTACAAGAGAGCCCTTGCGAGCCTGGGGTTGCCTTCACCCCGGGAGAACATCGACGCGGCTGTCGCGTCTGGCGATCCAAGGCTGAAGTCCGAAGTGTTTGCCCGCGTTCGTCAGGCAGCCGAAATGGCAACCCGGGAGGTTTCCCAATGAGTCTTCCGTATGACATCCAGCGAGCGAGCCGGGAAGTCCAGGCCCATTACCTACAGATGATCGCAGAGGGCCAGTCTCCCAGGTGGGCCGAGATGTGCGCTCTCCAGCAACCACCGGGAACCCAGGGCACCGACCGGGCATTCATGGAAGGCCGGATGGATGGGAACTGGCTGGACGGGCTCCCCGAGCGGCAGGCCAAGTGGCTCACCAAGGAAGCCAAGGCCGCTGGCATCAACATTGCCGGGAAATACTACATGAGCGGCCTTGCCGACAAGCGGGGCCACCTCGACCCGGAGGCGTGGGTGGACTCCGTTGCCGACATCAAGCGAGTCGCCATCAAGAGGAACCTGAACGTCAGCGGCATCGTGAAGGTGGAAGGGCGGGAGGTCGAGCCCACGACGGTTGACCTGAACCCGAAGATTGCACGGTCGCTTGCCAAGAAGGAAATCGCCAAGAACCCCAAGCTGACCATGAAAGAGGCGGTGGCGATTGTGAAGGAGCGGGCGGTTCCTCACTGGAAGAAGAAGGGGAAGTAGCGTCCCAGTCCTGGGCCATGGGGACATAAATGAGGGCAGAGGCTCTCTCATGGCGCTTACTCCCCAAGCCAAGAACTCTGTCCCGCCTGCGCCCTCGACGCACCCCAATACAGCGTCCGATGAGCGCGGCTATTGGCGGATTCGCCAGCGACAGGACACCCTAGAGAACTGGGAGAAGAACGACCCCATTCTTGCGTCGGGGGAGTTTGGTTACGTCATTGGCGGCACCTCACCC